AAAGTCCCGCATCAACTCAAGGAAGTAGTCAGTGATTGCTCGATCCCAACCGCCTCGTTTCTCAAGCTCACCGTAGATATCTTGTACAAGTGTATTGATTTTCTTCATGTAAAATCCTTTGTGAAAGTAGAGCAGTTTACCGTCATGCTCAGGACAAATCGAGTTGACACTCTTAGAAGGGGAGTCGTACCCCACCGCCTTCACCACCTTCACTCTCGTACTCGACAAGATCGACAACTTGCATACCTTCTAGACGTGTACCTTTACCAAGCTTAGTGTCGTAGACAGAGACATATACTTTCACACGGGAACCATTTCCGATAAGACCATCAATTGTTTCCTTTTCAGGACCAACAACTTTAGGAGGTCCACCAAGCTCTTCAATACCACCCGGATGGATGTGTTTACGCTTGAAGCGAATAGAGACTCCATCATCGCCAAGCTTAGGCTTCAGACGAGAACCAGACTTAGTAAGTTTATCCAGCTCTTCTTTCTCCAATTGAACATCGACTGTGTAGGCACCACCTTCGCCATGAAAGTCAGCGTTCATATCTCGGTTAGTCTCAAAAACCTTTGCCCAGCTTGCAATGCCTTCGAGTTCAATCAATTGTGTAGTCATTCGTTTACTTTCCTTTTGTTAAACTTGGGTAGACTTTGTTTCTACCTCATAGTAATAGTATGACATAAGTAGGACTTATTGTCAATACTTTTTAATGGGTCTGGCTCCAGTCATAGCCAATGTCTCCTGATACAGTAAGAGGACAGAAAAGATTCAAGTCAAAACTTACCTTCTCCATAGCCTTTTGCTGTATCTCGATAAGTGTCTTAGCGTCCTCCTTTGTTTCTACTTCTACTTGAACCTCGTCATGCACAAAGTCCACTTGCCTAAACCATAAACCAGCCTCAGTTGCCATCTGCCTCCAGTCACGTATCCACCTCTTCATTGCGACAGCTTCGCCGTTCTGAAGGTACCCTGCAAGCATTAAGTGATCCGAGTCACAGACAACTTTACGTCCATCGAGTCCTGTGAAGTAACCTCTTCGAGCGTCTGCTGGAATTCTTCCACGCTTAAGTTCTCCAAGTTCAGGAATGCTTTCAAGGAAATTCTCCATTGCTCCCCTCGCTTGACTTGCTCCCACTCGAAGGATTGATGCGATCTTTGAGGTTCCTGCTCCAAGCAACCAAGCATAGATAAAAGTTTTTGCATCGTCTCGTGTAATACTGTTAAGTCCCAATGCTCTGCGATTAAGGTTATGGATGTCCGTCTCATTCTCTTTTACTCCGTTAAGAATAGCTTCTGAGTATGTCTCAGACTGCATATAGTGGGCAAGGATGCGTAATTGTATTCCGTCTGCGTCTGTACCTACTAGAACTTTATCCGTACACCACAAAGCCCTCAGGTCACGGTCATAGTCTGCCTTCACCTGCTCAACAGCATTTCTTGGTTCACCGTGAAAAGGAGAAAAGATATTTGCTTGGTTAGGAGCAGAGTGGGACATGCGATGTGTCCAAGCCCCGATGTTCCAGAACTTACCATGGATACGAGAATCCTCTGCAACACACCCTAGCCACTCTTCTAGGGAGCTTCTACGTCCCTCTAGGGTCAACCACTCAGCGAGTCTCTTAGCCCCCTCAGGAGCGTCCTCAGGCAGTGTCAGAAGGTTTGTCTCACCTACTGTCCAGCCATAGAATGCAAAGTGTTCTTTTTTCTCCTGAACAAGTGCCTCAGTTAGTTTTGTCTTACCCCACCAAGAACCAGCCTTACCCTCTCTATCAAACTTGAAGTGTGTCTTTGTCTTTTCTGTAGGTGACCAACCTGACTCCCAAAGTTTTTCGATACGATCCTTAGCACTACCGGGCTTGAAAGCAACATAGTCACCACAAGAGAGTTCATCACCATCAAGCACTACAGAAGGGTATTTCTCGTATGCGTCCGTCACAGACTTGAATGGTGTTCCGTCTTGCTTGGCTCTAAACTTGATACGGTTGACTTCTTCAATCTCAGGAGGCCAGACTTGTTGAAAGATATTCTCTAGTTCTGTTAGACGAAGTTTGATTGATGATAGTAGTTGCTTAGCCCGTGGAATGTCAAAGAGAAATCCATTCTTACTCATGTCGTTGTTAACAAGAACCATGTCATGCTCAAGACGCATAGCATCTTTCCAGTCTTCTGACCATATAAAACGCTTGTAGTGATTGTATATCTTTTCGTTTACCACTACGTCTTGAATACAATAGTCGATCATCTCTTGGGAAAGACAAGACCAGTCGTTGAACTTAGATTTTGGCTCACCTAGAGAAGCACCAAGCTCATCGAGACTATGAGTATTGTAACCAGAGTAGTTGACAAGACGAGACACAACGAAGGTATCAACCACTCGATCCTCCTTGATGCCAGTCCCAAGAAGCCTGTTAACAACAGGGACATCAAAACTAAGGCCGTTGTGTGCAACCCAAAGGTCAACAGACTTTGCATACTCGTTAAACTCCTCTAACGTTTTGTACCCAAATCCACCTTTGTGAGTGAACACTTGAGACTCTTTTCCTAGTTCTTTACAGACAATACACCAAACCACGTCCGGGTTAAGGCCATTCGTCTCTATGTCAAAAGTGGTTATCCTCAATAAACTCTCCGTTCTTAATCCAAAATGTTTTCACTGGGTGTGATAGGTTACCCATCCTTTTTAAGTAAGCTCTTCCTCCGTCAATAGATACATCTCCTACTGTATAGAAGTCATGTCTATGTTGACTGTAGTGACACTGCCCGTCCACCTCTACCATTTCAAACTTAATCTTTTCAATAGAGTCTGCATTGATAATCACTGGAGCTTTCTCACCACTCCAGTCGTTCTTGACGAATAGACCAAAGTACCTGTTTCCAAAACTAGGATGAGGTGTATCTCGGTAGAAGATATCCATTGAAAAGTTTTCAGTTCCTAGTGCAGAAGTACATACATACTTTATAGGAACGCCGTCTTTCTCTGCATAGTGCTTCTTTACTGCCTCTACATCTAAGGTTGGCCTATGGTGTATCCTCAATTGATGATCCAATCTATTTCTAGCCAGTTGGTTTCCTTGGGCATAAGCTCTACTTTGTCCCCATGTAACTCTTCTAGCTTATGCCAAACGGATGCGTTATTTGTCCGCAAACAATAGGACCGTTTATTGCAAACGTAACAACTCTGGGAAGAACCAAAGAAATAGTAGTAGTCGTCGTCAGAGTCTACCCTAGTGATACCCGAGTTCATACGCCAACTATCTCCATGGAGATACCCACCAGACCAGCCAGCGAGAATGCGGTAGTGTGGGTCGTCACCTTTGTACTTTATGACTACCCAGTTATCAGGTGTATACTCACTCATCTTTAGTCTCCTTTTGTTTTCTTACAGGCATCATTGTATCACAAGGATCATCATGTGTTTGCTTAATCCAGTCATAATCAGAGAGGGAACTCTTCTGGAAGTCCTTCTTGTTCAATTGTTCTTTCCCATCCTGCAAATACTTCATACATTTCCTCCGTCAAAGGTTCGCCCCCGTGCAGGTCTGCAAGATTTTCTTCAAAATCTGTTGTGTCCCATACAAGAGCCCTGTCAACAAGATTTTGATGAGCTTCAGAAAGAACATCTCCAACAGTATACTCATCCAACACAATCTCTAGAAGTTCTACAAGAAGAGTTGGGCTAAAAATCTCCGGCAGAGGGTAAGTTTTAGGCTTTACTTTTCGCTTAGGTTTACCATCAAGCTTACACATGAAGTTAACAAAACCGTTATTACGAGTTCTCATCGTTGTCTCCTTAGAATGGAAGTAGTTTTTCCTTCATAGTGAAGGTCTTGAGGTCAAACAACATAGCTCCTGCTCTACCTTCAATAGATGCTGGACGATTCTTTTGAATCTCAAGGTAGGTGGTGTTACTTTCCTCTGGGTCATCTGATTGTTTGTCACGAGACAAGTCAATCATAACAGATGCTCTCTGACCAATCATCTTACAGTACTTAGGCTCCCCTTGATCGTTGGTGTGAGCAATGGTGACAATACCGATTCCAAGACTAGCTGCAAGTTTAGATAGACGAACAGACAAGTCCGCAAGCGACTGTTCCTTGCCGTCTTCTGAACTAGCGGTAATCACATCTTGGATAGGCTCAAAGAACACATACTTACAACCACAGACCTCAGAGAAGTACCTGATCTGTTCACATAGTTCGTCAGCACCATCTGTGTCTTCTAAGAAAAACTGGTAGAAGTTTTCATCTTTTGTCAAGTCACAGATAGCATCTTGAACCTCTTTGTCCTTCTCCTTCTCTGTAATGATATCCTGTCGTGTAAGGTTATCTCCGCAGTGATAAGAGACAAGTCCAAGTAGAGTACGTACTTTAGTTTCTTCCAGATGCCATGCAGCAATAGGAACCCCTTGCTTAAGCATCTGATACTCAAGATACCGCATAAACTCTGTCTTACCTAGTCCAGTAGGTGCTTTGATAACAGTGAAATGACCTTGCATCAGACCAAGAATTTTATCGTCCAACGACTCAATACCTGTGGGAATATACTGGTGTTCAGGTGCATCCTTATACAAAGACAAGAACTGATCAGGTGTGTTGAGAACATTACTCGGAGTGTACTTCTTTGCGTTCATCCAAGCGTAGAGAAAGTCTGACCCAGACCCATTGGTAAGGTAATCGTTTGGGTCTTTGTACATAGTCATTGACACACGGTAGCACTTGTTAGGAAATGCTTTCGTCAGTATCTCGGCTGTTTTGTCCCCAGCTTCATCTCCATCTGAGGCGATCACAAGAGAGTCAAAAGCCTTAAGGTAGTTGTAGCACTTAGGGTTCTTGAGAACTTGCTTAATCGAACCAGCACCGGGAAGGGCTACAACAGGCCAACGGTCACCTAGTAGTTGTACAGCACTAAGCCAATCGTCTTCTCCTTCTACGATTGTAAGTTTCTTAGAAGTACCTGCATTAAAGAAGTCCATACCAAGAAGGTGGTCATTGGTGAACCCTTTGTTCTGAGTAAAATCCTTAGGTAGGATACGTGTCTTAGGTCTGTGAGGGTAGGGGTATACTCTAGATACTTCATTACCCTCGGAGTCAAAACCTGTAAGAACATTATACTTCACGCAGTACTCTTTGTCAATACCCCGATAGCCTACATGTTCAAACTTAAGGTCTGACTGTTCAGATGCGTCCATAGTTTCTCCTTTCTTTCCAGCAAAGCATTGGTGACAGTAAGTACCACCGTCATCAAAAGTTGTCAAGCATCCATTGCCTCCACAAGAAGGACAGCTTTGGTGTGTCTTCATTAACTCTCCTCGTCTACACAAGATGAATAATCAGAGTCATCCACAGAAAACTCGAAGTCAATATCATTATCACCTGCAATAATCTTTTGAATATCCTCCTCATGCAAGTCGCCTAGTGCTTGGCGAATAGAGTCTTCGCAGGAAGAACAGTGCCAGTTATTGTAAATAAATCTAGTATCACTTCTGTCACAAATAGAACATCTCATTGTTAAAGGACTCCTTCCACGAGTAAC